TTACGCGCCGCCCGGAGCCGCGTAGCCGCCGACGAAAAACCAACCGAGAAAAACAACGGCGACGATAAAAATGGCCACCGGGAAAAGAATACCCAATCTCATGATGTTACCCCTGAAGCTAAAAATATGACCTGTCCTGCCACAAAACCATTAAGCCGCCGCATCGCAACAGCTTACCGGAAAACCTCGCTATCATACTGGATATCGCCGCCAGGTTTTAATCAATATTCAGAAAGGAATCCCGCCGCCGGGACTTTTTATCCTGATACATAGCGTCATCCGCAGCGCGCAGCGCACTTTCGACATCCAAAACCTGGGGATTTACCTCTGTGATACCAAAACTGGCGCCAGGATAGTTAATTCGGTGTTCGCCAAGAAAGTAAACCCCACATAAGGCCTGCCGCAGGGTCGCAACAAAGGACTGTTGCTGCAGCGTGTCCAGTTCGGTGCCGACGACTAAAAACTCATCACCGCCGAGGCGTCCCACCAGGTCTCCCTGGCGAATATGCGCCTTCAGCCGTTCGCCAATCTGGACCAGAAAGCTGTCCCCGCACTGATGACCAAAGCGATCGTTTATCGCTTTAAAATCGTCAAGGTCGATAAAGATCATCAGCAGATTGCGCTGCTGCTCGCGCTCGCGGGGAAACATTGACGACAGATGCTTAAACAGCGCCCGGCGATTGGCTAAACCGGTCAGCTCGTCGGTATAGGAGTGCATTTCCAGCGCGACGTTGGCGGCGCGAAGCTGATCAACCAGCGTCTCTTTCTCAACATAGTGAGAAATTAAGTTGGCAAACAGCGCCATCACCTGCTCGCCTTCGAGGTTATAGGGCTGTTTATTGCGGCTGGTTGCACATAATGTGCCGTACAGCGAGCCATCGGCGAGGCGCACGGGAATGCTGAAGAAGGTGATAATCCCCAGCCCCTGAGCGGCGATGCACGACGGCCAGCGGGTGTTGACATCGTTACTGAACTGGCAGTTATCATCGATTGCACGTTTACACAGCGACTCATTCCACGGCACCGAAAACCCTTCCGGGATCTGCATTTCGCTGCTGTTATGCGCGTACAGCACCAGCTGGCGCTGCGCTTTTAAATCAATACGAGTCAGATAAGTTGACTCCATTCTGGTCACAAGCTCCAGCATCTCAAGCAGCTGCCTGACTAACATTTCGAGAGAATGTTCAGTGGCGAGCGTTTGCGAGACGCGAGCAAGAATAAAATCTGACATGAATGTACGGCTCCCGATCGCGGGTGGGGCCGTCAGTCATTTATGCTGGAAAACGGCTACCAACGAAGAGTAAACATAGATACAACAAATTTAACACATTAATGAAGGGAATACCTGCGATCGCAGCGGGGAAAAAAAGCCCCGTCGGGTGCGTTGGGCACACCCGGAACAAGGGGCTTTCAACGGTATAATGCGGGGTTGCGCGGCACGCAAGACCATTGAAAGCCATAACTAATTACCTATCTGTGGACATTATGTGGACGTTTCACGCATCAGCGCTACCTCTCAGCGGGTTAAGCGAGATTGCGTCCTGGAGGTATTCGGGCGCAAAGTGAGCGTAGGCCATAGTTTGCTCAATTCGCGCATGCCCAAGGATCCTCTGTAACGTAATGATGCTTCCCCCATTAATCATAAAGTGCGTCGCGAAACTGTGGCGTAGTGCATGCGTCGCCTGGCCGGTCGGAAGATCAGGTTTTACTTCCCTGAGTATCTGCCTGAAGTCAGAATAAGACGCCTTACCAAATAACAACCCTCGCTTACCATCCGCTATGAGTTTTGCCACTTCCGCTGAAACTGGAACAGTCCGCTGCTTGTTACTCTTGGTTTTAACGAACGTCACACGGTTCTGTATGATGTGTTCCGCCTTGAGTCGAGCCGCTTCACCCCAACGAGCACCTGTACTTAAACAGAGAACGGCTATCTTCTTGTTGTCGCCATCCAGTCTAAAGAGCAAGTGCTTGATTTCGTCCTCTGTCAGATAGCCAGTTTCGGGGACTTCTTCTTTCAACTTCTTCCTGCCTCTGATCGGATGTTCACCCGAAAACAACTCGGCCTCGATAAGCGCTGTGAACATACCACTGATGCTGTTGAGGTCACGGTTAATGGTAGAAGCTTTAATGCCCTGACTTCTTCTTGCCGCGTAATACTGACTAATCAGCGCTTTCGTAATCTGAAAAGCACAAGGATCGTCTGTAATCCTGCAAAACACGTCTAACTTGTTGCGGTTTATCCGACCATGTTCCTCATGCTTACCTTTCAAATTCCACCAAAGCTGTATCAGTTCAGACAGATGCCGCTTATCCGTCGGTTTTGATAACCATTCTTTGGTGTGATGGTTGAACTGAGTATGCTTCTCGAAAGCTACCGCTTCACTTTTCTTATCAAACTTCCTGCGGATACGCTTTCCATTGCGACCAGCAGGCCTGATGTCCACTTCATATCGACCATCATCGAGTTTCTTAATAGTCATAAGAAAACCCTCCGATGGGTGCGTTTGCCTTTAGGCCTTAACGCGTTGCAATTATGTGATGAATACTTTTCGACCAATAATAGACATTTGAAATGTATGTAAGACCGGTTAATTGTTAACCAGTCTTTTGGTCTGAGTGCTGCGAGGTTGTTAAGTCTTGCCCAAAGTGTGCGAGGGCCGGTGCGATTTGACCGGATTCAGGGGACACCTGATCGGTCATAAACCACAGTGTGTATTTGATAAAGCGGGGGTGCTGAAGGATTTTCATAATTGGCTCTATCCCAGGCTTTTTATCTCCAGCCTCATAGCTACAAAATGAACCATACACGAGGCCTGTTAAGTCGCTGAATTGCCTTCTATTTAACCTTTCTGACTCTCGAATGAGCTTTATCTTTTCATGGATCGGTGTTGACATGAAATCACCTATAGTAGAATATTAAACCTATCGATGATGTTTTTAATCGATAGATGAATAGCCAATAGGAGCAACTATTGCCCATTAAGAGCAATTAATTACCCCAAAGGAGAATGTAACAGATGAGCAAACAGCTTGTAAGTAGCACGGATGCTGTGCCTTATCAGGAGTTCGCCAGACTCATCGGGAAAACCCCTGCTGCGGTGAAGGGCATGATCGAAAAAGGGAAGCTACCTGTAATCGAGATGACCGATCCTCAGTCAACTTCTGGCCGTGCGGGAGAGTACTGGGTTTACCTTCCAGCCTGGAACAACGGCATGAAACTGGCCTACGAAAGTCGTCCAAAGGAGATCAGGGAAGGGTGGTTGATGTGGCTTGGTCTTGGTGAGCCAGGTCGATAGCCGGTTTCAGGAGAGGAAACATGAAGAACGGTAGCCGCGGATCAGTATCACAGCTCAATAGCAAAACCAGCCTCTACTGTGGTTTTACTATTCTGAAACTCCCACGCAAAAAACCGTACAACCGCCAGCGCTATCAAATTACGCACACAGGCCATTATTACGGCATTGACTTTGCTTTATCCGAAGCATGCCGAACGATTGACAGAATCATGAGTAAAAAGCGGTTTATTGCTTTTTAATCTCTGGGGGCGAAAATGAAACTCGAATATGCAGACAAAATTAACTCGCTTTTACAATGCTTCCATTTCAATAAAGAGTTTCTGGAATGGAATCATGATTACTCTCTCCAGCTTTTACGTCATGGCGTATCCCACCTTTATCATTTTGCAATGCTTCAAGGCGAGAATGATGAATGCACCCTTGAAGAACTCCGCAACATCATTATTTCCGTCACCGATGGTGAGATCCCTAAACCATATGACCTGCTATCTCTTGGCGCTGAGCAACTGAAGAGGGCTATGACGTTTGTTCAGCCGCAAGCGGTAACCGTAGAGGTTACACCGGAGATCCTGGAACACCTGAAGCTGGGAGCTAGAGCCTCCTGGCGGCTGGAGCCCCCTCGCTTTAACTGATCATCGGAGTACGCCATGTTCACCGAAGAAAAAACATCTTGGGAACAGGAAATGCTGATACGCGAGGCGATAGAAAATGCTGAGCAGGGTTTCACTGTCCACCTGAGAAATGGTGCGCGTATTACAGTCAGCTCTAACAGCCCATCAATTGATATAATTATTTACGGTCTGGAGAAAGCAATTCGCGGTAATCACGATCGCGCGCGAATGACCTTTATTGATTTCATGTATTACTGGCATGAAAGGATATTTAAGCAGATTAAAAGAAAACCGCGTCCAAAAAATTAATTAACCCGATTTAAAAATAACGGCATTCACTTTGCCGGGGATTCGTTTTGCCTTTTTTAGGAGGTTGCATGTCGGTTACGTCAATAAAGCCGGAAGGCGGAATAAGCGATCCAGAGTTTATGGGTATCAGCACCAATGCGCGCAAAGGCGAGCGCGCCCACTTACTAGGATTGCTGCGCATCCGTATGGGCCTGCTGAAAGAGCAAGGCCTTACCCCCGAAGAGATTTATTCAGCACTTGAGCAGTGGATAGCCAACCACGAAACAATCACCAGCGAGGGCAGTAGACCATGAATCACTTAATGATCGATTTGATTAACGTTAATAAGAAACCGTCATCACCTCTGTGTGCCATTGAAGCTGTGTTTTTTGAGCCCTCAACAGGGCAGATCGGAAAGGTTTTTTATTCTTCGATAGACATTCGTAAATCTGAAAGCTTGAAGGGCCGTATCAGCATTAGTACGGCATTCGATTGGATGAAAAAAGACTCTCACTGGCGCGCCGAAGTAATGAGCGCAACCGAAGCTGAAGAAGATGCACTTTGCAGCCTTGCTGCTTTCATCGCCGACAATACCTGTCCCCGCAACGCGGCGTTATTCGTATGGTTCAAAGATGCCCCGGAAAAACTGGTTTCACTTCGTTATGCCGTGGATCGCTTAGAGGTGACAGGCATTTTCCCTGAAGGCACAAAATACCGCTGCATTCGTTCACTTCTCGACCTTGCTGCTGCCACAGACTATGCGTCTCATGCGAGAAGCGCCCTGGCACGTTACACGCTCACTGACGCGCGATATCAAGCGGAGCAAGTCTGCGAAATCTGGCAGCGCTTGACCTCTCCACACTTTGGATCGCTATGAGGGCCGCCATGCATTCGCATCTGTCTGTTGTTTGTAACGCGCCGTTGCCGGTTTGTAAGAGGGCGCTTGCCGCCCTGAATTGCTTTGCTCGTGGACAGCGTAATTACACCCGCGTCAAGCCACACGCCTATCTCGTGATCCGCATTGGCCTCCGTTGGCGTTTGCTCAGCAAAAACGGTGGAAAGCAGTGGCGACTAATGACCCATGAAACCTATAACCAGGAATGCCGCAAATGATTAAGTCACCTCTTAAGTGGGCTGGCGGTAAAACCCGCGTGTTGCCGGAGCTGCTGAAGCACTTACCTAAAGCCGATTGCTTGATTGAGCCCTTTGTAGGCAGTGGCACAGTCTTTATGAATACGGAATACCGTCGCTATGTGCTTTGTGACAGCAATCGCGCATTGATCAATTTCTTTCTCGCGCTCAGGGAAGACCCAGAAAGATTGATACTGATCGCCAGGAACGTATTCAGAAATGGCAATAACGAAGATAGCTATTACGAAGAGCGCAAGTTGTTCAACCACCTGTCGTGGGATGACGAGTGTGCAGATGATTACGTTGTACGGTGGGCAGCATCATTTTTATACCTGAACCGCCACTGCTTTAACGGGCTTTATCGCACCAACAGGGATGGCGGTTTCAATGTCCCATTTGGCAGCTATAAGGCGCCTTATTTTCCAGAAGCAGAAATGCGCCTATTTGCCGAAAAGGCGCGGGATACTCACGCGCTCTTTCTTTGTAATGATTTTCGTACTTCTATTCCGTACGTTGTCAGGAACCGCCTGGACTCCGTGATTTACTGCGATCCGCCGTACATCCCGACTAGCAAAACAGCCAATTTTACCGCTTACGGCAAGCCATTTACCCTGGATGATCACCGCGCTTTGGTTACGGCGTTGCTGGACGTTAATCGCCAGCATGGAACGTGCTCGGTCATCTCGAATAGCGACACACCAGAAACACGCCAGATCTACTCCGCTTTCAATCTCCACGCCTTCAGAGTTCGACGTTCCGTTAGCGCCAAAACCCGCGATATGGCCGGTGAAGTGATTGGCGTTCTTCGCGTGTGTGGTGGTTGCGTTCGTTCTGGTGGTGGAGGTTGCCCGGACTGTGGGGCGGTGATGGGGGATGCGACATATGCCGAAATGTTTGGTGCGCCGGCTTGTTGAAGCGTTGGCTTTGCAAAATAAGATTCGAAGGTGAGTTATGCCTGACTCCACATCCCTGGCATGGAGCTGGAATGCCAGAAAGCAGCCAGTAAACCCTTATGCTGTTGATGTGCCTGCACGGAAACCATCTGCACTGGCCGTCTGGATTGCTCTTTATGAGCAGGATAAAAGCGATCAACGCGAGCAGGCTGAAGCAATGAGTCGTGCAGCAGAAGAGTACCTCTTTTCTGTTGCACATTGCGATCCTTGGCACTATGAAGAATTGAATGATGCTCTGATTGAGAAAGCTAAGCGACATGCAGAACTCCATCGTGTTGATCCTCTTACCCTGATTCGTGATGACGTCGCCAGCTTGCCTGGTTTCCTGCGCAAGCCGCTGGAAACAAGGATTAAGTATTTGGAAAAATCAGAAGATCCGCGCCATTTGCCTACCTATCTGAATGAGGTCATTACTCCCTCATTAGTGAGAATTGACAAGGTCCGTGCTAACCAGGCGTCGCTGTCATTCCAGGCCATGGCTGGCAGGGATAGCCTTGATCAACTCCTTCGACTTGCTGAACTGAATCAGCGGGAGGTTAAGCGGCTTTCAACGCTGGTCGCAGCGCATATTGATATGATTTTTATCCAGCTTTGCGGTGAGATGCTGACTGATGAATTAGCTTCTCCCATCGTAATACTGGAGCTCTATCGTCGTGTGGCGGCCGAAGTGTCACGCCTTGATGTTATCCCGCCGGGTTATGAAGCGCTCCGCAGCAAACATAATCGCCGCAACCCGATTAATTACGAGCTGATACCGGGCGCGCTTGCCCGTATGCGTTGTGCTGACTGGTGGCAACGTAAGCTGTGGCAACTCCGCAACGAATGGCGGGAAGAGTTACTTCGGGCTGCGTGCCTTGTTCATCGGCACGCATCACCTTATGTCAGCCATGACATTCTGTTGCAGAAGCGGGAACAACGCCGTAAGGCGATGGATTTTTTCCGCAATCATGATCTGATTAACGAAGATGGCGATACGCTCAGCATGGAGGATGTGGTGCTTGCAAGTGCCAGCAATCCGGCGCACCGCCGTAATGAGATGATGGCCTGTGTTAAAGGCCTGGAATTGATAGCTGAAATGCGTGGCGACTGCGCCATGTTTTATACCATCACCTGTCCGTCTAAGTACCACGCCACACTGATGAACGGGAAGCCTAACCCTACATGGGATCACTCGACAGTTAGGAAAAGCAGCGACTATCTGGTTGATACGTTTGCGGCATTCCGTAAGGCAATGCACAAAAAAGAGCTGCGCTGGTACGGCGTCCGCGTAGCCGAACCACATCACGATGGCACTGTGCACTGGCATTTATTGTGTTTTATGCGCAAAAAACATCGACGTGCAATCACAGAGCTGCTGCGTCGTTTCGCTATCCGAGAAGATCGCGCCGAACTTGGCAATAACACTGGCGCTCGTTTCAAGTCAAAGCTGATAGACCCGCGAAAGGGGACTCCGGCCAGTTATATTGCAAAGTACGTCAGTAAAAACATCGATGGGCGTGGGCTGGGTGACACCGTCAGCAAGGAGACGGGTAAATCACTACGTGATAGTGCCGAGTACGTCACTGCATGGGCATCGTTGCACCGTGTTCAACAATTTCGTTTTTTTGGGATTCCAGGCCGCCAGGCGTACCGCGAGTTACGATTGTTCGCATCGCAGGCAACTCGTGCAATGAAAACCAGCAAACCGGGCGCTCCGGTACTTATGGATCCAAAACTGGACGCTGTGCTCGCTGCTGCTGATGTTGGCTGTTTTGCCACTTACATCATGAAGCAGGGCGGTGTACTTGTTCCCCGCAAAAATTACCTCATTCATACCGCCTACGAGCCGACAGTCGAACCAGGAACCTATGGCGATCACGGGATTCGTATTTATGGCATTTGGTCGCCAATCACCGGTAAGGAAAACAAAATATGCACGCATGTCCATACCTGGAAGATGGTGAAGAAGGCTCCCGCTAACCCAGGCGCTGAAAGCGCCGCCCAGGGCGACCCCGTCGCCCCTTGGACTCGTGGCAATAACTGTCCCCCAAACCAAAAAGTCCGCAAAAAAGAGATGGTAACTGACGTTGCTATACCCGAGATAATGACCCCTGGTGAAGGAACGGGAGCGCTTGATGTGAGTAAACTACCCTCAAAAGAGCGTCGGGCTATACTGCGAAGGATTACAGAGGAGATCTATAACAAGAAGAAAGCGCAGGGCAACTTAGAATCACGCAATTACTCTCCGCTTGAGGTTTTGTTGAGCAATTTTGCTTCATCCATTGGCATCGAACTTAGTGAATCTCAAGTTAATCATTTACTTAATGGTAAACGCATACGATTTGGTGATCGCATTTACTACGCGACTCACGATGGGGCACTGCGCAGTATGGAACCAGAGAATTCAGATGTTCAGATTCGGAATGTATGGGAGCTGTTGAAAAAAAACAATAAAGTAGATATTGGTCACATCACAGATAATCCAGTCGGGCATTATTCCGACATGCTCAGGAAACTGGATCCTAGGGGATGGACGGTAATCTTTGGGGGAGATAAGAACAGGGGGTGAACATGTATGACGATTATGACCAGCGAGAGGTGAATATTGTATTTTTCAATAGAATTGTTAATATAAGATGCAAAACAGGTGAATTATGTAAAAATGGCCTCACCTGCTACAAGCAAAGATACATAGCTCTGAGGAGTATCATGTGTATCAGGTCTTCGAAAAAACATACTCTGCTCAAAATGGATATATTTTATGCTATTCAATCCGATTTTTATTTTCGTTGCTGGGATATTATCTATTTTTTATCTTTTTATTCTACCACCTTTGGTGGCAACAGGAATAATTGAATTATCTGCTTTAAGTATTGCTTTTGCAGCGTTCATGCTTTTTCAGGCATGGATATTGATTGCTGAATTTGCTTATGAATCAGCTGCTGCTGCTTTTGGATTTAAACGTAAGCAATTGATTAAATTTATGGATATGCAAAGATATACTAAAGAAAATGTTAAAGAGATTTCTGGTTTTTCAGCTCTTTTTGCAGCATTTTTATCATATTTTTTCATGATTTATGCATACGGTGTAATCTATATGTTCATGTCAAGCATCTCTGTGGATGCCTTCTCTTCTAGTAAGCTTGGTGTTGTAGATGGTTTATATTTTTCATTAGTAAATTCATCTACGGTAGGGTTTGGAGATATTACACCCAAGAGTTCAGCTGCCAAACTAGTGGTAATGTCACAAATAATTATGAGTATGATGTATATGATCATGCTATTTTCTTCAGCTGTAAGTCATATTAGAGATGAAGTTAATAACTCGAACAATTTAAATCAAGATGACATCAATAATACCAGTGATGATTAAATTAATAACACCTATAGAATGAGTATTACATAAAAATGCTTTTAAATGAAAATCATTTTATATTTTCTTTGAGAAATAATTAACCCCGCGCTACGTTTTTTTCTTATCGGCCAAGTTATTACAGACTCGAACTTGTATAAACCGCAAATCAAGCTGCTGAGTAAGTTAATTTCTGCCTCTTATTAATAATTTAGCTGTAAATAATGATTTGGATTCCATTATTCATGTCTTATGATAAAGTTAGTGAATGAAATCGTGACTATAACTGAGAGTGTAAAACATGGCGATGAAAAAAAATCAACATTTAGTTCCAGTTTGTTACTTAAAAAATTTTCAATGCCGTATTACTAATGAGAGTGATAATAGGAAAGGGTCTGATGGTGCCATATATGTCAGCAATAATAAGCTGTCTTCAGGTTGGAGAATGAGAGGCTTAAAGCATAATTCGTTTGTCGAGTCTTACTTCTATAATATAGAAGGCGATGACCCAAATCATCCTCAAATAGAAGACTTTTTGGCAAAGGTGGAATTTAATTATCCGCGTAACTTTAAAGAAATCGAGAATGGTAAAATTGATAATGATAACATGTCATTCATGTCTTATTTTACTATGATTCAATTTATAAGAGTTGAAGTCTTTATCAAATCAATGCAGGATACCTTTGATAAAGTGGCGATGTATATTGATGGTTTTTGTGGTACGAATGAACATAGCTTGTTATTCAAGGATATTGTTAAAAAACAAATAGTTAGCCTGGATCTTGGTGGGGTTATTCATCCGTATTCAACCATTGTATATAACGACACTAACTTTCCGTTTATTACATCTGACAACCCTGTTGTCAACAGGGCTGTCAATGTTAACGATCTTTTAAAGGTGATTCCTAAAGAATACGTTGTGGATCATGGAAATAATTCGGATGAATTTAATTTCATTTTTTTTCCATTGAGTCCGAAAATTGCTTATGTATCATGTAAGTTACTATCCACAAAAGATAAAATAATTATAAGTGAAGCATCTATTGCTAATGTATTTTATCTTAATTTATTTTCAATTTATAATTCCCACAAGAATATATACTCGCCCATTGATGAGCCGATAAAAGGTGAGCGAGAGTTGTCTATATATCTTTCATCCGAGAGGGGTTTTATTGTTAAAATTTTCACTGCCGCTGAGAGGGTTATTTCAAAAGGGATGATTTTAAGTGACTCTGACACGACGTTAACTGTAAAGGTTGATGACTTAGATGCAATCGAAAATATAAAAAAAGGCGAGTTCATTAAACTTATTGAGATAATTAAAAATGGAGATTCTATTAGAGGGATAAGGAATTGTAGAGTTTCATCTGTAAGGCATAATAATGGAATAATAACATTTAAGTCCAATTTACCCTATGGGATTTGATGTTTGTTTTGATTTTACTATTTATCATCTGCTCTAAATATGAATCATTATATGGCACACTACGCGCAACAGTGCACCAATCTGCACAATTTTTTGGATATACTTTATCCCCTTTAAGCCCATGCAGAGCGCGGTCTGAGACCGGTTTTGTGCATGCACGTAAAAAGATAGGATCACTGTGCGCAGGTGACGGGGGGCAAGCCCCCGCAAGCGGGTCAGGGTAGGGAAGGCGGCAGAATACGCAATTTCACGGGTTCTGCGTCACGGTGAGCGGTGATTTTAGGTAGAGGCATGCCTCGCGCAGAAAAAAAGCAGCGATGCGTAGAGGGCAGCTGATGCGGGATTTTTTAAGCAGAATAGATGAGGCCAGCGAAAACGCTGGCCTGTTATAAGTGTCTGATGTTGTTCAAAGAAAGTTAATTCTCTAGCGGTTATTTCTCTGGGGAAAGCAACGCATAAGGGTTGAAACGGATCACCTCTTCTCCTAGCCACTCGTTGACCACCTTCAGGGCCTCCATTACGGGCGTCAGCTCGTTGATAGCGTAGACCCGTGCGGCCTTCTCGATATCCCCAAACGATCCATTTCCTGCTGGCATGGCGCCCATCAGCTGCGGCGGGATACGGTGCGCCGCGAGTATGTCGTCCCTGGTGGCATTCTTAATGTTGATAAACTCATCTTTAGCCGTAATCTGTTGAAACGGCAGGATCTGAACGCCATCCTTGCCGCCGCCTGGCGCATGCAGCAGTACGTTTTTAAATGCCCCTTTCCCACGCGCGCCGGTCAGTGTCTCTTTGACCGTTTTCATGCTTTTATCGTCAACCTGTCCCGCACCAATATAGACAATACACCCCGCGTGGGAGCCGTTGTCGTAATATAGCTTGCGGAACATGTCAGCGGAGTGTGACAAACTGGCCGCCAGCAGCGCTGCCATATATTCGGGCATGCCGTAGACCTCCTGATTAATGTCCGGATTCAGAACGTGACACACTGAACCTGGTTTAAACGAGTGTTCCTCTTTCCAGCGCCGGATGAACCAGTATTGATCGAGGTCCGTACTCCCGCGCCGGGTGTATTTCGCCAGTGAATGCCGGAAGGGAAGTGGCCCGCCCAGGCGATTGCGCGGGAGTTCAAGGTAGGCATTGCCAAACGTGAACCAGTCCAGCGCGAAGGCCGAGAAGGTCTGACGGTTGAGCAGCTTGTGCGGGATAAAACAGCCGGTGAGCACATTACGTTTGAAGTACAGGGCAGACTCATGCCAGGCGCTCTGGCGCGGAGCTTTAGCCAGCCCATAAAAATCTACCGGTGTTTCATAGTATCGCCCGTTATCCAGGCAATAGAGATTGTCCAGCAGGTCGGCCATATCACGTACCGGATAAGGCCCGTCAAAGCTGAATGCAGTTAACTCAGGATCGGCCTTCAGTGACTCCGCAATGTCAGAACCGGCGGTGCTGGTTATCGGCTTTTTACCGTATTTCTTTTTCACAGTTACCATCCCATTGCGAAACCACCGCCGCCACTTTCCTGGCCCAACGGTTCATTAATAATCGAAAGCATGGTTGCCCATGCCATATCACCGTGGCTTACGCCGCGCGAACGGTCAGTTTCGTAAGTGATGAAACCGCCGGGCGTAACGACTTTGCGAACAGCATTAAAGGCTCTGACCAGACCCTGCTCGCTGCGGTCATATTCCCAGCGGCCAGCGCGTATGACCTGTAACATTTTGAGGACAAGGGCGCGCTTGGAAGAGAGGCTCATCTGGTAGCAAATAGCCGCCGGGAACCAGTTTTTAACAATCTGCCAGACCGCCTCCCCGACGCCTTGTCCATCGATGGCAATGTGAGTGACGTTGTAGCGCTCAGCAGCCTCTTTGATGACCGCCGCCTGCTGTTCAAACTCAAGCCCTCGCAGTTGCTTCAATTCAACCGTGCGAAACCGGCCGCCAGCCACAAGGGGAGGGACCGTCACGGATAGAGCACCGGCATCACCATTGCCGCTGCCGCCGTTGGCGTCGTAGCCCAGCCACACCTCACGTTGCCCCATAGGGCGACTGGCGAACGGTTTCCAGTCGGGCCAATCGTCATACCCGTCAGCGCCGCACCCCAGTAACTGGCTAAGATTGAACGCGCTTTCGCCGTCTTTGACGAACTCGCACATGTACAGGTTTTCAAATTCATCAGGGCTGTTTTCGTCCCGGATTTCATCAATAATGGTATGCATCCACCCGTTGTTAACTGCGTCCTGGATAGTGACGATCTGCCGCCACGTTTTATCCGGGTAAAGCAAGCCGCTATGGGTTTTCTTCCATGAAACGTCAAAGTCAACGCGCTGCGCTTTAGGCCGTTTCGCATTCCACCGGTCCCCGGTCCAGAATTGATAGGCTTCATGGCTTTCACTCGATGGCGTGGAGAAGTACGTGCGCGTTAAGCCTTTAAGCGTTGCCATGGCTCCGGCAACCTTGCGCAGGTTGATAAAGTTACCGGTCCAGAAAAACTCATCAAATCGCAGGTGACCGGTGTACGACTGCGCCGTCGCCGCCGACGTCCCGAGAAAATGCAGTTGCGCACCATTTGACAGCGTAATTTGGTCGCCGCCCTTAAGTTCGACGTCCACCTCTTCAGCCGCTTCACGGATAAAGTTGCGGAACTGAAGCGCCTGCTTTCGTGACGCTGACAGAAAGATTTGGTTGCGCTGATAGCTGTGGTCAATGTCTGTCCTGAGTGCGCCCAACAGTGCCTCGCGTGCAAAGTACCAGGTTGCCCCAATCTGCCGCGATTTGAGGATCATCCGGTTACGCTGATCGCGCTGCTCATACCAGCCGCGCTGGTGCCATGCGAGAGAGTCGAGAATTTTTGAGCGCAACGCCTCGATCTGCTCCTCGGAGAAGTGATTTTTCTTCTTGCGTCGACTGGTTTTTTTAGCGCCTGTGGTAGTGGAGGCCTGCCCGGTATCCAGCTTTTTCAACTGCCGGGTTAACAGATCAATCTCTTTGAAATCGCCACTGGTTTTATTGTCTTTCGCGCTCAACTGGCAGAGACGGGTATCAATGGAATGCGTCACCCGTTTGATGGGCGTTGTGTCATCCCATGCGTCGCGCTTTTTCCACGAATAAACCGTGTTTGAGTTGATACCCATTAGTCGCGAAATTTCGGCGGGCGGGTAACCCTGCCAGTAGAGCTGCTTTGCCCTTAATCGTATAAACGCATCCTGAATCATCACTTCCCCCTTTTGAGCAGGGAGATTACCTGCGCGCGATCCCCGCGGCTCGGGCTTTCAGGTCTGGCCGTTCTCCGACAACAAAACCGCGTGGCGCCGGGCTTTCAGGCTCTGCGATGATGCAGCGACTGACATAAATCAACAGGATAAAACGACATGGCCAGCACGACTAAACCCGCCCGCAAAAAGTTTCGCGTTGCGGTTTCCGGCGCCACCGTTGACGGGCGCGAGATCCAGCCGCAGCACCTCCGCGATGCAGCGACGAGCTACAACCCGGACGTTTATGGTGCCCGCGTCAACGTGGAGCACTATCTCTCTATGCTCCCTGACAGCAATTTTGGCGCGATGGGGGATGTAGCTGCACTGAGCGCGGAGGATATCACCGAGGGGCCGCTGGCCGGTCGTACGGCGCTCTATGCCGAGATCGACGCGTCGGCACGAATGAAGCAGCTCACCGATGAAGGCAAAAAAATCTATTCCAGTATTGAGCTGCATCCGCAGTTTGCACTCAACGGCAAGGCGTATGTGGTCGGACTGGCGATGACGGACACACCGGCGAGCCTGGGAACTGAGCGCCTTAAATTCGCCGCGCAGCAGCGCGCGCAGGTGATGGCCTTCAATAACCAGCAGCTCGAGGCGCCGCTGTTCTCTGATGCGCTTGAAGCTGAAGTGATCGAACTGGCCGCTCATCGCAGCGAGGAGGGCGTCAACTGGTTCAACCGCGTAATGGGCATCCTTGGTAAAGGCCAGAAAACCGACGATCAGCGGTTCAGTCAGCTGCATCAGGTTGTTGAAGCCGTAGCTCAATCTCAGGCAGACCAGATTGACCGGTTCAGTACTCTGGAACAGGACCGGCAACAGGATAAAGCCACCATTCAGCAACTGACCAGCGAACTTAACGAGCTGCGCGGTCAGCTTCAACTCCAGCCCGCAGAAAATTACAGCGCACGACCGGCGGCAACCGGCAACAGCAGCGCGCAGCTTGCAGAATTCTAAGAGGTAAAAAATGGAAAACCTGACCCGTGAATTATTTGATAAGTACATTGTGCGCCAGGCACATCTGAACGGTGTCTCACCCTCAGCCGTTGCCAATCGTTTCAGCGTCGATCCGACTATCCAGCAAAAACTGGAACAGGCCGCCATGGAGTCGGATGACTTCATGAAGCTGGTTAACCACTTTGGGGTTAAAGAGCAGGAAGGGCAGAAAGTAAAAATCGGCAGTAAAGGGCCGATGGCGAGCACCAATAACAGCTCGGACGGCACCAACCGCCGTAACCCTGCACCGAACCATAACAAAGAGCCGCAGAACTACCACTGCCGCAAAACCAACTATGACTATGCGCTTTCGTATGCGGAGCTGGATGCGTGGGCCGGTCACCCTGAATTTCAGTCATTAATCAGTAATGCGATGGCTCGTCAGCTGGGGTTGGATCGCCAGATGATTGGCTTTAATGGCACGCATTACTCCGAAAACTCCGACCGCACGACCTATCCGTTATTGCAGGATTGCGGCGTTGGCTGGCTGCAAAAAATCCGCAATGAGGCGCCGCAGCGCATTATGCCGGGTATTACGCTGACCTCCCGTGATGAGAATAACGCGGTGATTGCATCAGGGACCTACGGCAATATTGATGCCGCCGTGCTCGATGCACGTCACAGCCTTATGGATCCCTGGTTCCGCCGCGCTCCCGGTCTGGTGACTGTGCTCTCGTCCGATCTGCTGCTGAAAGTGAATCTGCCGAAAGTGAACGCGCTCAGCCAGACCAATCCGAATACCGAACTGCTGGCCGCGCAGCTCATTGTCAGCCAGGAAAAGATCGGCGGTCTGCCAACGGTCTTTGTCCCGGGCATTCCTGAAGATGTCGTGCTCATCACCAACCTGAAAAACCTCTCTGTGTACTACCAGAAAGGCTCCCTGCGCCGCTCTATCCGCGAAGAGCCGCATTACAACCGCGTGGCGACTTACCAGTCCAGCAATGATGACTATGTCATTGAAGAGTACGGCATGATTGCCATGATCGACGGCGTGACATTCGCCTGATAATCCCCATCACATGGCGGGCAGCAAGCCCGCCCAGGAGAATGAACCCATGCTGACACCGGCACAAAGACACTTTCAGAAGGTCATGGCAGAGAGGCGGGGCATCAGTGATGAGCGTGACGCGGAGACGCGCACCGCGCATGAGCAGATCCTCTTTCGCCTGCATATGCATAAATCCTCGCTAAGCCAGATCCAGTCCCGCCAGGCGAAGGCTGCTGTAAAGGCCAGCATCCTGCCAGAGTTTCAGGGATGGATTGACGGAACGATCGAGGGCGACAGCGGCCGCGCCGATCCGGTTATCACTACGCTGATGGTATGGGCGGTGGACTGCTCCGATTATGCGCTGGCGCTGCGTATTGGGCGCTATGTCGTTAAGCATGGCCTGAGCATGCCGGATGACAACTATCGCCGCCCGGCACCGACGGTGCTGACCGAAGAAATCTGCAATCCCATTCTGAACCTCGCCACCACGGACGCCGGAGCCGATTTGTCAGGCTATATCGCCATGCTGGACGAGCTGGCCGAAATTGTGGCTGACAGTGATATGCCGGATGAGGTCCGCGCGAAGCTGTGCAAGGTGAGGGCGTTTTGTCGTCGCGACACGGAAGACGCGGAAACAAAAGGCGAAGCGCTGAAACTCTTCCGGGAAGCCATGAGCCTGAACCCGGGCGCAGGCGTGAAACGGGAGATCGCCTCTCTGGTCAGCGCGCTGAAGAAGGCGCCGCAGACCAGCACGGCGAGTGGTGATGCGGAAGATGAGCCTTCATCCAGCGATACAGCGGCAACCGAAACACCCGCAGCAGAAAAAACAACACGAACGCGCAAGCAGACGAAAACGGCGGCCGGCACCCAAAAAGCTACCCGCAAAACGGCGGCAAAAAAGACAACGAAAACCGCCGTCAAAGTAAACGCCTGAGCGTAATGAACTGGCCCCGCGCCACAGGCGGCGCGCCCGGCGATCTGCCCGTTATGCGGTCTTTTTACCGGGAGCCCACCGCCTGACCTACCGGAGAAACGACGATGAGTTTTATCGCGCAGCGCCCCGTCAGACCTGCTGAGAGTGATGTGACGGACGTGGACGACGGCGGCGCACAGATTGCCGTCGGTACTTTCTGGCCTACGGTAAAACTCCACGATCTGCGCCTCGCGGCCCGCATCGCCGGTGATATTACGACTTCCCGATTGATGCATATGGCTACGGAGGCCGCGCTGCACGTCGCGGATCAACTGAAGGACTGGCGGAAGCAAAGGGAGGCGGAAGGCGCGGAATCGCTGGCTTCTGTACTGCTGACTTCCGCCGGTGAACCCGTCGAGCTGATTAACGGCGAAAGCGCAAAAGTTTACCGCTTCCGGCGTGCGGTCTACTCCTTCACGCGCGCCAGCGTACTGGAAGGTTACAGGGACGTCGGCACCACGCCAAAGGGCGACAAGGACGCGGAGGCTCTGGACAGGCAAATAGACGACCTCTGGCGGGACGGGCGCTGGAGTATTTCAGATATCCGGGAAGAACCCCGTATTTACTCGGAGCTTTTCTGATGAAAGTCAGGGCGCTGCAAAACGACACGGTTGATCAGCTCTGCTGGCGTCATTACGGCAAAACCGCAGGTGTCACGGAGAAGGTGCTCGAAGCCAATCCTGGACTGAGCAACCAGATATTTTTGAATGCCGGGCAGGAGATCGAAATGCCCGTGATAACCAGCGAGGTGGAACGGGTAACCGTCCAGTTATGGGAATGACTCTGGATCGTATTAACGAATATTTTGCGTTTGCAACATCCGCCCTGGTGACCGGTGTGGGCGTCATGACCGTCAGTGAAAAGCTAGCGCTGGCTGGCCTTCTTCTGGGGATTGTTTCCGCCGTCCGGCTGGCGATCCACCGTCGCCGCATTGAGCAGGCCAGCCAGCGCCGTAACGACTTGATAGAGCAGATTCTCCGCCAGGCGGAAACCCGCAACCTGTCGGACCGCGAGCGGCAGCTGCTGGAGCAACTGCACGGGGATAACCCGACATGAAGAACATCATCAAAAAATGTTCGATTGCGGCGATTGTGGCCTTGGGCATTTCGCTGGCGCCCGGGAGCGTCAGAACGTCGAAAGAAGGGCAGCAGAAAATTGCCGGTTGGGAAGACTGCCGCAGCACGCCTTATTACTGCACGGCGGGGGTGTTGACGGTTGGCATTGGCTCCACGGGCGGCGTGGAAAACCGCGAATACGGCAACCAGGAAATAGCGCGACGCTGGATTAATGATCTGCAACGGGCAGAAAACTGCATCAATAACAATTTCCACGGCGTCGACATGCCGCAGCTCACCTTTGAGGCCATGACGGATGCCGCCCTGAATCTGGGCTGCACCGGGCTGATGTGGTTCACCGATAAAAACGGACGCAAGCAGAGGACCGCGATCTGGAAGCATGCCCAGGCCAGGCAATGGCCGCAGATGTGCAACAGGCTGACTGATTTTGTCAATGCGGGCGGTAAGCGCTCCCCCGGACTGGTTAACCGGCGTAACGATTTTAAAGCCTGGTGCCTGCTGGGCCTGAGTACGCCGTCATGAGGGGGGGCAGTGTGATTGTGATGCTTGTCCTTCTGGCTGCTGTCTGGTGGCAGACCGACCAGCTGAGCGAGGCCCGGACCCGCAACAAGCTGCTGACCGAAACGGCGACCGGTTACGACCAGGTTATTCAGGAAGTGAAGGCGACCGCCATACAAACCCATAAGTTACTGGCAGAGGTGAAAGCCCGTGAGCAAGAGCGTAATGCAGAAGGGGAGCGTCGACGTGAAGCAATGCAGGCCGCGTTCAATGGTGACACGTGCGCTGTTACTTCTGTGCCTGACGCTGTCAGCCGCAGCCTGCAAAAACGCACCGCCCGCGCCGATCATTCAGCTGGTCCGTGAACCCGTCCCGGAGAGCCTGACCGAAGAGACGCCACGCCCGGCCCTGGATAAGCCAGTGACCTGGGGCGCGGTGGCGATATTCAGCGACAGGCTGATGGATGCGCTTGATGCCTGCAATGCTGACAAAGCGGCGATCCGCCAGTGGGACAGCATGCGCCAGAACACCCGAAAGGAGCCATAAATGCTGAAGATAAACACACTCCGCGCCGCCATAGAGAAAGCAAACACCTGGTGCCGGGCGAACCCGGAAGCCTGGACGGTGTTTGTTGAAGAGGGGGGCATTGAAACCACCGGTGAAACGCCATCTTTCATGTATCGCTATTCTCTGGTGCTGTTCGTCATGAACTACGCTGGGAGCATTGACGACTTCACGCTGCCGCTGATGGCCTGGCTCTGGTTTAATCAGCCCGATCTGCTGCTGAACCCCGATAAAAACCAGCAGATTAAATTCACCACGCTGATTAACAACGACGACACCGCCGATCTGATGTTTGAGCTGCCGGTGCGTCAGCGGGTAATGGTGCAGCTGGATGAAAACGGCATGCCGTATGCCGAGCATTTGCCGGAGCCGCGCCCGCGCGTGCTGGCACCCCACGCCGCAGGCTGGGGGCTGGTATTTGAAGGCATGCTTCAGGAGGCCGGAGCGTGAGCGATCGCATGTTCAGCGGGCTGGATCAAATCTTTCAGGACATTCTCGACGGCGTCAGCCCGGCGGGGCGCACCCGTACCGCGCGCAAAATTGGCCTGGCAGTGCGTCGCAGTCAGCAGCGCCGCATCGCGTCACAGAAAAACCCGGACGGCAGCGGCTATGCCGTGCGCCGTCGTAAGGTTTACCGCACCCAACAGGGAATCAAGTTCGTCTGGAATAACGAGGTGCGGGCGCTGAAAAACTGGCGCGGCGGGCGCGGTAAATATGGCCGGACGATCACGGGGTTTGATGAGAAGCGCCGGGATATCCGCACATTTTACCGGGCCGATATCGAGCGCTATCTGGAAATCAAAACGCAATCAGCGACGCATTCAGAGACAAAAAAAACGCCGATGTTTACCCGCCTGCGCACCCTGCGTTTTATGAAGGTCAGACCGGACGCGGGCGGCGTCACCGTAGGATTTGACGGCATTGCTGCGCGCATTGCCCGTATTCACCAGTATGGCCTCCAGGATGAAGTAGGCCCGGGCGCTTACGCGCAGTACCCGGCCCGCGAACTGCTGGGCATGACCCCGGCAGACATGATCGCTACGGAAAACGCTGTTATCAGCAGCCTGGGCGGTGCGTTATGAATGCCGAGCTGATGCGCCTGCTGGAAAACATTTTGCGCCAGGGCGTCGTGGAGCAAATCAGCGCCGACAAGAAAGCGGTGCGCGTTCGCTCCGGCAGACTGCTGACCACCTGGATCCGATGGAACGTCACCCGCGCTGGGGCGTTCAGCATCTGGCTACCGCCCTCGATAGGGGAGCAGGTCTGGATTGGTTGCCCGGGTGGCAACCCTGAAAACGCGTTTGTGATTGGTTCTGCATACAGCGCAGATAATCCGCCAACGGGCAGCAGCCTGCTGGAAATCATCATCACCGCACCGGATGGCGCTCGCCTGCATTACGACGCAGCCGACGATGCCGGAGCGCTGGCCGTGACCGGCATTAAAACCGCGCATATCCAGGCAGAAACCCGCATCACGCTTGACGCGCCCGAGGTGGAATGCACAGAAAAACTTAAAGCGCGCACTTTCGAACTGACCCACGGCGGCACAATGGCCGGTGATGTGCTCCATTCCGGCGGCGTATTACAGTCAAACGGGATCACTGTACATGAACATAAACACGGTGGCGTACAGTCTGGCGGGAGTACCACGGGAGGCCCGCAATGACAGCCAGTTATACCGGGATGAATCCAGAAAGCACTGGCTCGCTGACCGATCACGATCAGCTCTGGCAGTCTGTGACAAAAATCCTCACCACGCCAACCGGCTCGCGTGTGATGCGCCGGGACTTTGGCAGCGTGGTACCTGATTTACTCGATGCGCCACAGAACGCCGTCACCCGCATGCAGCTGATGGGCGCCACCGCTATTGCGCTGGCGCAGTGGGAGCCGCGGATCAGTCTGACCACCGTCAATGTGGTGTTTTCGGAAACAGGTGCAGTGACCGCCGAGCTGAGCGGAACCATCACGGAAACCATGACAGAAACCAGCAACACCATCAGGTTAAGGAGCTAGTGTGCAAACGTCCGTCGATTTATCTCAGATCCCGCAGCCTGATATCGTCGAGGTGCCCGATTTTGAAACGGTGCTGGCTGATATCCGGGCGCTTATCGTGGCGGCCATGCCTGCGGAACTTCAGGCTTCTGTGTCTGCTGCGCTGTTGCTGGAATCTGAACCGATGGCCGCGCTGGCTCAGGCATTCACCTATCGCGAGATCCATCTGCTGCAACGCATCAATGAAGCCGTGCGCGCGGTGCTGCTTTCCAGCGCCCTGGGGGCGGATCTCGATCAGGTCTCGGGAAATTTTGACACTGAACGCCTGCTGATTACCGAAGCCACCGACGAGGCGGACGCCGTATACGAAAGCGATGAAGAGCTGCGCGCCCGCACGCTGCTCTCATGGGCGCGCCTGAGCACGGCGGGCGCCCGTAATGCCTATCACTATTTTGCACTGGGAGCTGATGCGGATGTGCTCGACGTGCGCGCCTATGGCCCGGAGACGCATGATCAGGAGGGCCGCGTTTTCCTTTACGTACTGTCACGCACCGGGGATGGATCCGCCTCGCAGGCGCTGCTCGATAAAGTCCTGGCGGCGGTAAACCCGGAAGACGTGCGCCCGATTACGGATTATGTGGCTGATTACGTCCGTTCCGCTTTGATTGTGAATTATCAGGTGGTTGCTGACATTTACGTCCCTTACGGCGTGGACACCGCCACGGTGCTGGAAAAAGCCACCGCAGCACTGAACGAATACACCGCCTCTGTGCATCTTATCAACGCCACCGCTGCACGGTCGGGTATAGACGGGGCGCTGCATCAGGACGGCGTTGTCACTGTCGATTTGCATTCACCGGCCGCCGACGTCGTTGCGACGATGGGTGAAGCGCCTCATTGCACCGCTGTGAAAATCAATCTTGTGGTGATGGACTATGACCGCTAATTATCCCGCCAGCATTCTGCCACCCAACGCCACCGCCGTGGAGCGGGCCATCGACAGGGCCAGCGCCGCCGCGCTGGAGAGGTTGCCGGTATATCTGATCCGTTGGGTGAAAGATCCTGACAGCTGCCCGCTGGCGCTCCTGCCGTGGCTGGCGTGGGAATATCAGGTTGATACCTGGAATATTAACTGGTCAGAGCAAAAGAAACGCGATGCGATCAAGCGCGCCCACTACATCCACCGCCATCGCGGTACGGTCGCCGCCGTCCGTCATGCCCTGGTGGACAGTCCTTTCGGGACGGATATTGTTGAATGGTTCAATCAGAACCCGAAAGGGGATCCGTATACCTTTCGTCTGAACGTGTATCAGAACGATTTGCCGGTGACGGAATACGACCAGCAGGATCTGAAACTGGCGGTGCTGCGCGCCAGGAATCTGCGCAGCTGGTTTTCCGTTCATGTATTTGGCCGACTTCAGGGAACCTCATATGCGGCCGGTTACATGTACGCCACGGAGAAAATCACGCCGCGCTTTGTCCCGTTGCAGGTGGTTTTATCCCGCTACGAGCTGAATCTGGCCCCTGGTGACGCGGAAACGGTCACGGTGACCATCCTCCCTGAATACGCGGAAGATAAAACCTTTACGGTAACCACGTCGGATAAAACAATCGCGACTGCCCGAATTGTCAACGGCGCTATTCTGGTTACGGGCGTGAAGCGGGGCACCTGTTCGGTCACCGTCACGACGATTAACGGCGTCAGCGCGGTGATCAAAGTGAAAGTGGTCGCGGTGATGAAGTTCATCACCCGCATCGACAATGCAAGCCGTCCGTTGTTCTACGTGCGCATGGATGAGGATTTCACGATTGATTATGGCGACGGAACAGACAGCCGGGAATACCGTTTTGATGCTGCCAGTGCTGTGTACGGCTGGGTTATTCCGACGCGTGACGTTGTAGAGGGAGAAGAGTACACAATAACGGTTAAGAACACAGAAACCGCCAGTTTCCAGCGCACGTCGGGTAACGTTTCAGTGACGTTGAACCCTGTGCAGGAAATCATTCTTTTGACGGGAGACAGGGACAATCTAGTTTCTTTCGCGAGTGGCGCAACTGGCCTTCACAAGGTCCATGCAGGGGCTTTTGACGATCTGCCAAATATCCAGAAATGTACCTCCATTTTCCGGGGCTGCTCGTCGCTGACTGAACTGCCAGAGGGTTTATTCGCGCGGATTACTGGTGTCACAGATTTCTCAGCGGCATTTTATGGCTGCACGGCACTGGTTGCTGTTCCTGATGGGCTGTTCAGCGAATTATCGCAGGTGACGCTATTCACCTCAGTGTTTGAGAACTGCACGCGGCTGCTGAGTGCTGGCAAAAACACATTCCAGGGCTGTGCTGCTGCGACGCATTTCACCAGTGCGTTTTCGGGATGCACATCCCTTATCGATACCGGGACGGGTATTTTTGACGGGTGTGTCAGTGGAAATAACTTCGGCTATACCTTCGATGGATGCCGTGCGCTGACAGCATTGTCAGCAGATTTATTCAGCGATGTGCCTGGTGGTGTCTTTACGGCGATTTTCAGGAGCTGCACGGCGCTGACGCAGCTACCGCCGCGCCTGTTCCGCAACTGCCTGGGAGCTACGCATTTCGGCGGGGCATTCAGTGGATGCACGCAACTGCTTTCTGTGCCTGATGAATTCTTTAAGGATTTACCCCTGGCCAACCATTTTGGAACCGTTTTTTCCGGCTGTTCTTCACTGGTAAAAGCGGGAAAAGCTGTGTTTTCTGGCTGTGCGCTTGCGCAAACATTTTCATCCGCTTTTTACTATTGCCGTGTTCTGGAAGAAGTGGGCGATGATATTTTTGAGGGGTGTGTCAGTGCAACTACCTTTGCCAGCGTCTTCAATAGTTGCACAGCATTAACGGCGCTACCGTCGTTTGTGGACTGTAACAAGGCAACGAGCTTTGACCGGGCTTTCTATGCCTGTTCTTCACTGACAGCTGTCAGAGCAGAGGCCTTTGCAGGTAAATCACTGGTCACGACGTTCTATTATGCATTCACCCAATGTACATCCCTGAAAACCATAGGGGCCGGGGCATTCCGTGACTGTAGTTCCCTGACTAATCTGACCTATACATTTATGGGCTGCACGGCGCTGGTATCGCTGGCCGGGGATATGTTTGCAGGATGCAGCAAAGTGACGAATGTCACCGGCCTGTTTAACCAGTGCTCGGGCCTTGCCGTACTGCCTGAAAAGCTGTTCAGCAATCTGGCCTCTCTGACGGCAATGGGGAGTACCTTCCAGGACTGCACCGCGCTGGCCGCGCTGCCGTCCGATCTGTTTGCGGGTTGTGTCAACCTGACTTCCCTGACGCTGACCTTCTCCGGCTGTACTGCGCTGGCGGTATTGCCTGCTGATTTACTGAAACATAACACCCTGCTGATCAGTGCCGGTTCTACGTTCTACGGCTGCACGGCACTGGTGAACATTCCGCCGTCGCTGTTTGCCTCGTGCCCGCTTATCACCGCATTTGGCGCAACTTTCCAGAATACCGGCGTGGTGGATATACCGGAAAATCTGTTCAATGGTAACCCGCTGGTGACGGCATACGGCCAGACCTTCAGGGGATGTAAAAACCTGCGTTCAGTTCCTGCCGGTCTTTTTGTTGCCAGTATCAATGCCACGACATTCACCAATGTGTTTGCCGAGTGCGTCGCACTGGAAGAGGTCGGGGCCGGTCTGCTGAATAACTTACCGGCCACGACAGTCGGCTACCTGTTTGACGGCTGCCCGCAGCTGAGAACCAACGTCAGCACGATATTCAACCTCAACAGTTATTCGACGATTGTCACCACTACGGCCACATTCAGAGGATGCTCTGCCCTCACAGGTAAGGGATTGGTATTTATGGACAAAGTGCCAAACGTCACAGCGCATTATTACGCGTTTTATAGCTGTATCAGCCTGGACGATTTCACAGATTTACCCGGTAACTGGATAACGAATAAGTTATGAAAACATTCAATCAAATTAAAAGCCTGATCGGATTTTGCCAGACCGATGAATTTTTCCTTGAATACCTGCAAATGCTTCAGGCTGCGGGGGTTATTCATCCCGATGAAAGCGATATTGATGCCGACAGCAAAACCGTCAGTGAAGATTTTTATGATCGTCTTGCCAGCGTGTATGGCATTGAAGCAGAGGAAACACTATGGCAACAGGACTGACACTAACGACGGCGGGCGCCGCTGAAATCGAGGCCGCGTATCATGCGGGGGAGGTTGTGGATATTACCGCCGTACTGATCGGCGATGGTGGCGGCGTGACATTGCCGACCGATCCCGATGACCTGGCGGCGGTGACGGCGCTTTTTGGTCAGTTTGGCCGTGAAACCTTTGACTCTGATTCAAGCTATGAGGGGTTTATCAGTGGTCAGATTGTTATTAACTGCAAGGATTATCCGGGTAAGACGCTCAGAGAGGCGGGACTGGTCAGCGCTAAGGGTACGCTCATCGCTTACGGCGCATACCCGGCGACATACCTCCCGGCGCAATCCGATTCCATTATCAAAGAGATCATTCTGACGCTTGTGCTGACGTTGACACATACCTCAAGCGTGCAGCTTGTTATCGATCCGGCGCTTGCCACACTCACGCAGGAAACGGGTGATAAACGCTATCTGCGGCGAGCACAAAATCTTGCTGATTTAAACGATACCGAAGAGGCCCGGGATAATCTTGAACTGGGTAACTCAGCCACGCGGGACGTGGGCACCGAGGCGGGAACGGTAGCTGCGGGGGATGATTCACGCATTACCGGCGCACTGCAAAAAGAGAGCAACCTCTCTGATTTAACCGACGTTGAAAGTGCGCGCGAGAATCTGGGGCTGAACGGTGACGGCGAGGGGTTTAGGGGTATCGTTGACGCCATTCTTTATCCTGGAATCATTATCCCTAGTGAAAAAAGCCCGGCTGAGCGTTTTCCGTGGCAGACCTGGGAGAGTTTAAGCAATGCCTTTGCCGACAGGGTAGTACGCATTGGTTCTCAGTACGGTGCGACCGGCGGCAGCAATAAGTTAAAAATCGCAGCCAGCAACCTTCCGCCGCACTGGCACAAATCGGGTGACAGATCACCTGGTGAGACCTGGGATCCGACCACGACACACGGCACGGACAACCAGAAGAGCGGGCCGCTCAATATGACAGCAGGAACCTATATCGACGCAGCGGGCGAGCAGGAAACCGCAAACGAATCACTCGATGTGACCAACGAGTACGTCACCCTCTGCTTGTGGAAACGAACGGCATAAAAAACACGGTCAGCAATGACCGCGTTTGCCTGTATCAAGTTCGTATATTAGCTCAAACTTGGCTTGGCTTGACATTTTTTGCCTGCATTACACAATTAAATCAGACTTTCTGTTATCTAGCGATAAGCGAAAAATAACATATCTATTGAAGTAGCCAAATTTAGTTATCTACTTCATAATATAAGCCTCAGAGGCTGGGCTTGGTTAGCTCTTGTTAAGGGGGTAATGTCAAAGATAAATCCTTTTCATTAACCCCATAAAAAAGAGTCGCTTTGAAAGTGCGACTCCATTGTTTTTTGTGAATTCAGAGATTAAAAATCACCGATGTATTTATTTGATAATTAACCACTATCGCATGAGGTATGATAATCAAGTATCTAAAGTTAGAATGTCATTAATAATATAATATTCTAGCTTATCCTCTATTAGATCTCCTGAGATTTTCAAAGTACCTTTGCAACCGATCTCAATAAAATAATCCTCATCATCAAATAGTAACGAAAAGCCTATTTTTGTGATTTTCGATTTTATATCATTCAAATAAGATTCTGCCTTGCTAACTAAATCACTATTAGAAGAGATGACCATTTTAACTCGGGCATCCTTAAATAGATCATATGTTGTAAGCTCAATATCAGTTAAGGTGATATTAATATTCTTTTCACGCAAGGATAGTAATAGTGAAGATAGTTCTATATTTTTATTGCTTATGGTGCATTGAAAACCTAAAGATTTTAACAAGTCCGTTCTAAAGGGGGTGAGCGACCTAGAGGGGTTAATGATATGAAGAGACTTATCAGTTATTTTAACCTCGTTGGTTGCGTAAGTAATTGTGGTATTTTCGTATTTTTCGCCAAAAGGAGTAACCACGGTGTCAATGTTGATGATTTTTTTGATGTGTCGAAAGTAAATCCCACTGTTATTTATTTTCTGTAGGTTAAAGCCTGAGTTTGCGTCTTTTGTAAATTGGTTTTCAATCAGTCTTTTGCTAATCTGCTCCTGATTGTAAGGAGTTTCGAAATCATAAAACACGATTCTTTTTTCCATAGTGCTATCCCCCAATTATATTTTAGAATAGACATCTAAGGCGGTTTTATAAATAAGTTTTCCTATTTTTTCCTGTTCGTTTTTTAAGGGGTTATCAGTTGTAATGTTTAGTTTGTTTTTTGCGGAAAAACGCTGAACGGTTTTAACGCAATACTTTAAGCCTTTAGCCTTATCTTTATCACTAAACTCAATCTCAACTGTGTAACAATCAGATTGATCAGACCCTAAGGCCGGGATTATTTCTCTAATCTTCCAAGTTATTTTATATATATAATAACTTTCCGAGTTTAATCCACTATAGATCTTTGAAGTTAAAATCTGATTTCCGCGTAGAATAGCGTTTCTAACTTCTCCAGTAAATGCTTCTCCTACTAAATCATTGTTTGAATCTGATGATGAAGGGTTATCCTTTCCTTTCTTATCTTCTATTTTCTTAACCGCCACAGTGACAACGTCGAATACGTCATACTTTTCAACACTATTTATTACACTAAGGAAGAAATTATTTCTTGTTGAAACAGTGGAGTTTTCAAAATCAAATTCAATTGGTTTCAATTCAGTATCTAATTTTTGGGAAAGTTGTGTGATTAGCTGATCTTTAATTATTGCGCCAACTTTATTTGCTGGGTAATTAAGCATAGCACCTGTAGCGGTGATATCGCATTCAACCACACCTTTACGGAATGATTTTTGACGCATAGGTGGTTTTGAATGATCAAACTCAACATACTCAAAGTTAATAATTATTTTTTTGTTGCTTTGCTGAGAAACCTCTGCTGTGATTTGCCTCGCTTCTAATACTCCTTTAATCGAATCAAATGTACTTAATATTTCTTTAGAAGTAACTTTCTTATCTATATCAATACTTGACTTACTTTCTTTTTTATCTTGGTTTGCAAGGATTGATGATAAGTAAACATATTCATAGTAATCGAATCTGATAAACTTAAGCATGTTAATCAGTTCTTCTTTTGAAGAAAGAGGAGAAACTAGAATATTCCTTTCTTTTAAAATCTTTATTAGATGTGATGCTTTGACCTTCTGTGCCAGCAAACCATCTCTAATATTTTGATCGTTCATGTAGTAAATACTATGCCCAAATTTTTTCTCTGTATTACTCATGGCAAAACTCCAATTTCAATAGCAGAAAACTGTGGTACAACCATATCAATAGTGCCTTTTACCATTGTACTGGCGATTTGCCTTGATTCGCTTTCGGTACGACCTAAAGACTGATAGTATTTACTTATTGAGTTTAAAAGATTACTAGCGGCGAATTCATTTTTTATTGTGAGTTTAATCCTAACGTTACTGGTATTGTTAATTATTTGGTAATAACTAAGGGCATCAATAAAATAGTCAAACTCGTCATCTTCTGAACCATCTTTTGTGTAATAGACCAAATAGCCAGCTTTTTCATTCTCACAATCGGCATGTTTAATTATAATCCAAGGTGAAGAAAGTACATTAATAGTTGCTGGTTCTGAATAATCATGGCTGAAATGATTTTTTGTTAGAATTTCATTTGGATGAAAGAAGCTAAAATGACTTTTGTTAGGTAATTCTTCTTTTCCCACCATTACACTTATATCGTTGGCAATACTATTTAATATTTTTATTCTATCCGGCGAAAAAATATATATCATTTTTCCGTTGTCTAAGTGATTATCATCACTTTCTATTCCCTTTACTATTTCATTAAAGTCTCCATTGTATCCTCCGCAATGATTGTAAACAAACAACATACCAACTACAGACCAGTTACCCTCTGGCTTAAATAACTTTTTCCAATTGTCATTATATGGTGCACAATTCGTTGCGTATGAAAGAGAGTTGATTGCTTTATTAATTTGTTCTTTTGTTATTGAACCTTTCGCATAACTTTTAAGATCAGTGTTAATGTATTTGACCTCGTTGTCATAAGGATCTCTGTAATAAAAAACACAGTCAGAAGGGTGATCTTTTTTTCCTCCATGCTCATCGGGGCTCACACAATCCCAACTGAAATCAGAAGCAATCTTTCTCTTCCATTTAAAAATTGAGAATAAATTATTTGCTACCCTTTCTGCCATTTCAGATATGTGCTTAGTTTCACTCATTACATTGTCCATATTGATTTGAGAGGATAATTGAAACGCTACCGCCCTCAGCAAGGAAAAGCTGCTTGTGGGACGCTAATTGTAAACGTCTTTAATCTTAAATCACACTTTACACTAGGAATCAACTATAATTTAGAGCGTGTACAGTAAAGAGTCCCGGCAGGCGATGATGGTGGGCGAGAACTTTTGATAACTCACTGCCATCACCAACTGACTGACCTGTTCCCGGTTGATTAAGACACTGTGATGTTAGCAATGTCCGCTCTGCCACAGAGCTCTCTGTCGAAATAGGTTTGGCCTGTGTAATAGATGTATTAGGTCAAATCTGGGTTAATACATGTTATAAATGACCTTGCTACAGCTCAATGTGTAAGGCCGCCCAGCTTCTCTTGGACAGTATTTAACGCAGTTTCAGCACCTTCTTTAAGCGTTGCAGTTAGATCACTCACAGAGGCATTTTGCAACTGCTCCCGGATATCCTCATCAACCCTCTGCAACGAAAGCGTGAACTCTATTTTTTTCGCTTTGCCGTAACGATCGAACTCCTGATGTGTTTCCTGCAAACCCGTGATGACATACATCCCGTAAATCGAGCCGACGCCATCAATCAGCGGCCAGGCCAGCCCGGTGTAGGCCATTGTCGAGACGGCACCCAAAGACAGGTTGCCCCCTGTGATTTCTGGATACAGCAGCCCACCCAGTGTCAGTTGATTCTCACCAGCGCCAACGTACTGCCATTTTGCGCTCCGGCCCACACGATCATTTTTAACGTGCCGCCAGTTACGTGACAGCTGCAATTGCTGATAGGGCAGAGTCCTGAGTTCAAATACAAAGAGCCCAAATACCATCATCATAGTTATTACTCCTAATTAATCGTTATCCCGGAACGAACCTCGGGCAGCGTGTTGCTGTTTGTCCATTTCTGCGCGGACAGCCTCGCCAACAAGTCGCGCCAGTTCGCGCGGATTGCTGCTCTGAATGTCGTGAAGATGGACGTGAATCTCACCGGAAAAACTACTACCCGAAGCTGCGGTCCTCGTGTAGGTGCGTTGATTTTTGCGTACCGGTTGCCATGCCTGCGTCTGTTTTATCAATGGTTCGCCAGCGGCAATAACTGGGCGAGCGCTGACAGCCTGGCGGACAAGCCTCGACTCCTGCCATTCACCACGCACCGCAAAGGCTGGAGGGAGATTTTTAAATACAATGTCACCCGGCCCGATACGTTTGCGTTTTTCCTCATCTAAAAGGCCTTTCGTGTTATCCGCGATTTGGCCCAGCCGCCGCTCTGTTCCAGAGTTAACCCCGAGCACATTGGGCGGCGGTGGGCTGCCTTTGCTTACAGGCTTTTCAACTGACCATTGCCATTCCCTTTTAACCATGCGCCCGGATTTTTCATCCCATTCCCACATAACCGGAATAGCCCTGAGTCTTGCTGCTTCCAGCCTGGCTCTTTCAATGCCATCGGGGATGAGATCGAGCTTCTCCAGTAACCAGCCGACGCCTTCCATTAACTTCTGAAGCGGCCAAAGCAGTACGCTAAGTGCGGTCCCTAGGACCTCTCCAAATGTCTGCCCGGCGCTAGCGCATTTGTTTAGCGCCTCGCGACTCTCCTCGACGGGGGTTAATACTTTTTTAAACCAGTTCCAGACGTTTTTAACGCCATCCCCAATGGCACCGAAAACGGGCGCCAGCCGGGAAAATGCGTTATGAACTGGCGCTAACCCCTGGATGACGCCTGTAAAAAAACCGCTAAAGAAGGCTTTAATTGGTCCCCAGTATTTCCAGATCAGTACTCCCGCAGCTACAAACGCAGCACCCACTAAACCGATTGGGCTCAAGAGCATTGATAATCCGCCGCCCAGTGCCGCAATACCGCCTTTCACAATGCTGAAGAGAGCAGGGATCCCGGTTAACCGCAGCGCCAGCCCGCCAACGCCTTTTGACAGGGCGCTTATCGCCGTCCCTGGAGAGGAAAAGGCGCCAAGTAACGCGCCGCGCAGGGTTACCATCAACCTGGTTAATACGCTGGCGTGTCCAGCCAGACCGCCGAGTAAGGCACGCCATCCGCTGATTTTTGCCAGTGAACTGCCGCCCACAGCACTCAATATGCGGAACGCTGATACCGTACCTCCGATGCCGCTCCCGCCGGACAGCAGCGCAAACCCCAGCCTGAGCTTTGCAAGCGGCCCTAAAAGTAGACCAGCAGCTAATGACATACCGCCAATTACTGCGGTTAATGCCAGTGCAGTACCACCGGCGAGTAACAACGTTCGTGAAAGTCTGGGGTTTTCTTCTATCCAGCTTTGAATAGTGCCAATAACCCGGCTAAGCCCCTGTGTCAGCCTGCGCAATGGGCCGTCTACTGTCTCAGCCACAGAAATGCGGAACGCCTCCCACGCGCTGTCCAGCTCCTTCAAATCGCCGCCCAGGTTGTCTTTCTTCTTGTTGGCGACGGCGAAGGCCTCCTGATTTTTATGTGCTTCTGCAATTTGTTCATAGAGTGACTGGAGGTAGCCATCACCTGCGCCGTTGACCAAAGACTGGAGGCTCGTAAAACCCTCTTCTCCGGCGATATCTTTGAAAAATGAAACCTGATCCACCTCGCCAAAGCGGGAAACGCGTTTTTGTAGATCGAGAAGAATATCGAACGGACGTCGCATCTTTCCGCTTGCGTCGGCAGTTTCCACTCCCAGCTCTTTGAGTGCCTTTTTGGCTGCCGTAGTGGGGGAGGCCAGGCGGGAGAGGGAGCGACGCATTGCCGTACCGGCCTCGCTACCGCGAATACCCACGCGCGCCAGCGTGCCGGTCATAGCTGCGGCTTCTTCCAGGCTTATCCCAAGTCCCGCGGCTACCGGCCCGACAACTTTCATTGTCTCGCCGAGGCTGCTAAGCGTGGTGTTAGTACGGGTAAATGTACCTGTCAGCACATCGCTGACGCGGTCCATTTCCCCAGCGTCGAGGGCGAACTGTGAAAGAATATTTGAGCCGATGTCTGCCGTTTCACCCAATTCCATACTGCCCGCTAGTGCCATATTGAGCACGCCGGGCAGTGCGGCACGGATAGCATCTGGCGTGAAGCCCGCCATCGCCAGAAAGGCCTGGCCGCTGGCGGCGTCACGTGTGGTGAAGGCGGTTTCAGCACCGAGTTTTTTTGCCTGAGTGCGCAAGGCGGCCAGCTGCGAATCGCTTTTATCGAGCCGCGTCAGCGCCTGGACGTTTGACATTTCCTCATCAAAACCAACCGCAGGCGACAGGAAGCGTCCGGCGCCGTACCCGGCAGCGGTTGCTGTACCTAATGCTATGGCACCGCCAGAACGCAACTTCCCGGCCATCTGCTGTGCGCCCTCGTAACGTTTACGAGCCTGAGTGACCGCAGCAAGTTGCCGTTTTTCCCGTTCAAGGGATTGGTTATATTGTTCTGTGCGGCGTATCGCGTTACCGATGGTGGCGCTACTACCGGAAAGCATGACGCCATGCTGGCGCAGGGCTGATGCACTCTCACGGAGACGGGCCACTTCAGTCACGCGTTTTGCGGTCAATCGATCAAGCCGCTCACCCAGTCGGGACATCAGTGTTTGCTGTTTTTCCGTCAGCGTCCCGTTTTTACGCTGCGCTTCTGACAAGCCATCAAAGCGGGCACGGGCACGTGAGATGGAACGGTCGGTTTTGCCGACGGCCGCGGTCATTCGCTGAAAAGTGGCACTGCTCTTATCGAGTCCTTTCAGGGCGGATTGTGTTTTTCTGAGGGAGTCGGATAGGCCACCCGCACTCTGGCGGGCAGCATTAACGGGGCGGGTAAATCTGTCGATCGCGCTGAAAGCAACACGTATATCAAGACTCTTCATCACTGGCACCACTTCGAAGCGCCGCCCGCTTGCGCCAGGCTATCACCTCGCCAAGATCCATGCCGAAGACCTCGGAGGGCGGCCAGTTAAAAATTACGGCAATATCAGCGACCAGATCGTCGATCTGGTCGAATGCAACGGTGATTACTCGCTCTCCGTCTCCGCCGCGCTCGATGTTCCAGGCTCCGGCGGATTCAAGAAAGGGACCATCTTCTCTGCCAACCCGATAAAGTCCAGCATGTGCATTTCGTTGATTTCTTTTTGCGTCAGAATAGGGGCGGTGACTCGCGTTAATAGCGTGGCGATGGAATCCGCATCCATATTGGCAACCCGAATAAGGTTCAGACCGCGCAGGGATCCGGCCTGACTGATGGCGCCGGTGATCTCTACTTCGCTAATCTCGCCATCTTTACGCACAATTGGACGAGTCAATTTGAAAGTATTTTTACTGGTCATTTCTGATTTCTCCGGGCGACGTCACCGCCACCCTTTTTGTTGCGATTAACTGCCCATGCCCAGGGCGGAAGTAATGCGGTCAGGGAACATATTCTGACCGTTCTTTTTGTAGATGAAGTTCAGCAGGTCAATTTCGATAATGGGCTGATCATCGATGGAGAATTTGTAATAGGTGGATTTAAAGGTGTAGCTTTCCTCCGTATCTTCCCCCTGTTTTGAATCTCCGCCGTCAAGCTCGGTAAATCGCCCGCGCAGCTCGACCTCAACCAGCTGACTGTCGCCGTCGGTGTAATATTCACCCGCAAAGCGCAGTCGTGTTCCGTCAATTTCTGCCCCGAATTCAAGGAAAAGAGCCTTAATGACGCCGCCAAATACAATCGTGGAATCCAGCGCGCCAGCATCAAGGCCGAGATCAACCCCGACCGCACCCAGCATGCCGCCGCCCTGAAAGTCCTCTACCTTTCGTGAGAGTTTGGGGCGAGTGAAAGAGGTCACTTTTCCGAGGTAGTTATCACCGTTAATGAAGCAGCTAAAAAGCCGCAGTTTGTGAGGGACGGCCATTATTCACCTCCGAGCGACGCGAACGCCGGTTCGTAAAAATCATCAGTAAAGGTCTGGTAAAGCGTCAGATCCTCAAGCGGCGGGACCGGGCTGTAGCTGTAGCGCACAATCAGCTTACCCTGGCGTAAATCCGTGGTGCCGTTGTCCAGCGTGTCATACCAGCAATCCGCACCGATAAGCTGGCCCGCAGTGACTTTTTTGCTGAGAGCCGCGCGAACACCGCTCACCACATCTTTCACATTGGCCGGAGTGAGTGGACTGTCAACCGTGGTAAATTGCGCCTCCGCGATACTGTCCGCCAGGATCTGCGCGGTACGGGTAAACACCTCAAAAGTGTAGGTTTCCGTGTCCGTGGTGCGGTTGCCCCAGAAGCGGAAACCGTCGCGCTTGATAAGCGTTGTAATTTCGTTGTTGTTCAGCTCGTTGGCGTCGCTGTCTTCTGCCTGCAATGCCCAGAAAACATCTTTTGAAATGCCCAGAACGTTATTCACAACTACGTTGGACAGCGATTTATGCCAGCCCTGGCTGTTATCAATAGCAGCGCGCAGGCCGCAGGCGTAAGCCGGGGCGGGAAACGTTTCGTTATCATCCGTCAGGGGGTTATAAGCGATAAAGTCCGGCCAGATAAGCATAAGCTCGCGGTAAGCAAAGGTTTTGCGATAAGCGATAGCCTCCGCCATTGTCGCGCAGCCGTTGCAACCGGCATAAACAAAGGCGCGCAAATTCTGGGCAATAACGCAAAGCTGCCCGGTCACCTCTGCCGTGTCATAGTCCGGCACCGCAAGGATGCGCGGACGATAGCCGGTTTTGGCTTCCGCTGTCAGCAGGGCATACATTCCCGTATAGCTGTCGCCATCTGTTCCGCCAATAACGGCCTGGGACTGGCTGGCGCCGTTACCGGAAGCCTCTTTCACCCGGACAATTACAACGCGCGGGCTGCACTGATCGGAAATGGCTTTGAGGGCTTTGTAAAGTGACCCGGTTTTACCTGCCTTGCCGAGGACGTTACGCACCCGTGTCAGCAGAACCGGTGTATTGAGCGGGAAAGTCTCCGGATCGGCGTCATCAGCAACTGCGACAATACCGATTACGCTGGAATCAATGTCATTGATTGCCTGTTGTAGGTCGGTATTTTCGCGAGAGCGGACACCGTGAAAACGAGTTTCAGACATAAGTTCACCATCATGTTGCTCTTTGAGTTCAGGGCAATATTCAACGTTAAGTCTGCCGGCGTCGCCTGGTTGCCGGTCTGCCCGTTCGCTGACAACAAAAAGGGATTCAGCCCCGCGCGCGGGCATGGAATCATCAGCAAAAAACGGGGGAGTTATGTCGATAGCAGACACGCTAACAACAGCAGCCGAAGCGTATGTAGAAAAATTAAGTGAGGTCGTAAAGGCACCGGATTTTAGTATCACGCTGGGTGGGGTTGCCCTGACCGAACTGGCCGACCGCATCACCTCGCTATCTGTTACAGATAACAACGGTTTTGATGCTGACCAGCTAACCCTGTCAGTAGATGACTCTGACGGAGTAACAGATTTACCCCCACGTGGTGCGGAGCTGGCGGTGTCCATCGGCTGGCTGGGTGAGGCGTTAATTTACAAAGGTCTCTACACCGTTGACGAGGTGGGGCATAGCGGGCCGCCGGATGTTATAGACATCACCGCGCACAGCGCTGATTTTCGCGAAGAGATGAACGTCAGGCGGGAGGTGTCCTGGCATGATTTGACGGTAGAGCGGGTGGTATCGGCCATAGCCCGGCGCTATGACCTGAAGCCGATGATTAGCGAGGCCTTGATCGACATTGAGATCGACCATGCGGATCAGACCGAAGAGAGCGACATGTCGTTTTTAACACGCATGGCGGAGATGTTGGGGGCCATTGCCACAGTGAAAAATGGCTGTCTGCTGTTTATCCTGCCTGGGGGAGGCGTCAGTGCATCCGGTAGGGCGCTGCCATCGGCTGAGATAACCCGTGCCAGCGGAGATCGTCACAGGTTCCGCATTGCCGATCGCGATGCTTACACCGGCGTGAGGGCGTACTGGCTGGATCTTAATTTCGGCAAGAAAAAACCGGTCAAGGTCACTAAGCGCAAAACAAATACTGCTAGAAAAAAGGCTGAGGAGAAAAGCAGCCGGCCGGAGGGGGATTACATGGAAGGCGCTGAAGGTAACGTGTATGTTTTGCGTAAAACCTATCAGAACGAAACGGCGGCCAGGCGCGCAGCTGCGGCAAAATGGATACAACTCCAGAAAGGCGCAGCACAGTTTTCGATAACCCTGGCGCGCGGCCGCGCCGATTTATACCCGGGTATGCATCTGACCGTGTCGGGCTTTAAGCCTGAAATCGATACTCAGGATTGGATCATTGCCAGAGCGGAACATGTAATCGGTGATAACGGATTTACCACGAAAATGGAGCTTGAGTCGAAAATAAGCGACTGGATTGCAGAAACTGAACAGTAGCGGCCATAATAGCCGTGAGTTCAACTCCCTATGGGAGATCATCATGTTTGTTTGTCCCTACTGCGGCGCAAACGCCCGCACCCGCACCAGCCGCCGGTTAAGCGAGTTCACAATCCGGCAATACCATCAATGCCAGAACCTTGAATGCAGCGAGTCATTCACGACACTTAACACCGTAGAGCGCAGAGTAACGAAGCGCTCAACCAGCGCAGATCCTTTGCCGCCAGGATTTATCCCCGGTGACGCTTTCCCGGCTTCTCATTACGGGAACAGTCAACTTAGTCTTGCGGTATAAAAATAGCCCCCTGGAAAGGGGGCTATTTTTATCAATGTGGTCGATATGTGGACATTTTTGAAATAAATCCTTTTATTTCAATTTATTAAATCCCAAAAAAAAGCCCCGTCGGGGGCGACGGGGAAAACTCATTGATTATGGAATGATCTGTTCTCTGGTCAGTTCGAGAACAACCGCTACTCTACGCGGCAAAAGTGTAGTTAAAATGGAGAAACCATGAAGAATCAGGGCAAATACGTGCTCTGTGCAAAGAAGGAGCAGAAATGAAGTGGATGATAATGCTGCTGCCGCTGGCCCTGGCCGGCTGCGCGAAGCAGCCGCAGCCGCAGGATGCGCCGCCGCCGCCGAAGTCTATCGGCATGGCGAACCCGGCCTCGGTTTACTGCGGTCAGAAGGGCGGTAAGTTGATACCGGTTCAGACGCCGCAGGGCGTGCGCAGCGACTGTAAGCTGCCCGGCGGGGAAACCCTCGATGAATGGGAGCTGTGGCGCCGGGATCACCCCGCTAAGGCGTAGCCTCGCCGGCAGACAGGTTTTCCAGCCACTCAGCCAGCACCAGCGCATGGTTTTGCCGGGTATCTTTGGCGGCATACAGCAAGGTTAATGGCTGTTGGCGAGCCAGCCCGGCGAGACGCAATCCTTCGTCGCGCCGGGCGTCGAGTTCTTCGCGATACTGTTGACTGAAGCTGACAAAATCGATCGCCTCGCCGTGGAACGCTTTACGTAGCGCCGAAGAGGGCGAGAGCGATTTGCACCATTCATCGTAGCGCAAAGCCTCTTTTTTCATACCGCGCGGCCAGAGTCGGTCAACCAGGACGCGGTAACCGTCGCCGGGCTCTGCCGGATCATAAACGCGTTTACAGTGAATCAT